AATTGCTGACTGAATCGCTTTTTGATCTGCCTTTTTTTCTGCTCGTTTTGTTTCCGCCTCCGCAATTTTCCGAACATCTTCAACTAAACCGTGGCCTTCTTTAACAACACCACGAGCAGCCTTAAGCGTGGACTCCGCTGCCGATAAGGGGTTAGCCGCAGCCCCTGCGACTTCGGTCAACTTGTCTAGCGGATTGCTCACTCACTTATCAACCTTCTCATCTAGCTTGTCCCAGATGCGGGTTAGGATAGATTCAATTCGCTCCAACGCATCTCTGTAATCATCGCGCCGCACAAATTGACTCATCATTTCTTTATGGTCGCGCTGAAGATTCTCGAGCGAGTTGGTGATGCTGCGTAATGTCCAGCCGCCAAAAGCGGCGGCAATACCAATCGCAAAATTAAATGCAATCTGATAGTCCATTATTCAGCCTCGTTCACCACTTCAACCCAAGATGTTGTGGCCTCATCCCAAGAGTACATCTGCCCATCGTCAGGCATTGCTACCGGCGCTTCCCATTGGGCCGCATCGTTCAATACCCAAGACGCATAGGGCTGCGGTGGGACAAAGGCATCGATGTCAGCATCGTAGGTGTAGCCAATGCCTGCGTAGTTCTTGCGGATGTTGCCGTTGTAGCTCGTTTGTTTCCAAACGCCGCCAAATAACTTTTCAAGAAATGCCGCGCCGATATGTTCTTTTTCCACACCGTTGGCATCAGCCGTATCCTTGTTAGCCACAACGACTACCTGGGTTACGACGTTGTTTTCGTCAATGCGGGCAAAATGAGCCATCTCAATTCTCCAAGTGCAATGCGGTTAGCTGTTCTTCCTCGCCAACGTAGCCGACAGGGAAGGTGTTAAAAGATAACGAAATGCGATCTTCTTCTTTAACCGTCTCGACCATGTGAGTAAGGCTAGAGGGGAAAATCATCAAGTCGCCGGTACCCACTTCAAACCACCACGAATCACTGTTATGCAAGTTGTAGTTGTCGGTCGGCAGTTTGATTTGCTGGTAGCCATCACGGTAGAAATAAATCTTGTCTCGCTCACGCGCTGCTTTGAGATACAAGACTCCGCTCACAAAAGAATTGGGATGGGCGTGCTTGTGGTGGAACTCACCGGGTTTCGTGTAGTTGAGCCATGACTGCGTAATCCGCAAGCTGACATCGTTTTTCGGGGCATAGATGGACTTGAGGTATTCCGCCACAGAGCGTTCGGTAAACTCCCGTAGCTTCGCCATTGTGTCATCGCGCAACACATAGCGATTATTGCTGGTGGTGTTACCCATATTTTTGTGAGTCTCTTGTGAACCCACAAAGTCCAACTCTTCGGCGCTGAATTCTCGCCCAAGGTCAAACTTGGCAACGGGGGTTGGGAATAGGCTGTAAAGGTTCAAGCGTTCATCTCCGCTTCGATTTGTTTGACATGATCATCAAAGGCTTGCTGCTGTTCGGGCAACAGGATCGTATTGATTGATTCTTCAAAGGCTTTGATCTTTTCAATGGTTTCCATCACCTCTTCCACAGAGGGCTTTGGCCTCGGATCGTCCCAACGGGTAAACCCCAAACCGCCTGTCCACTCCCACTTCGCACCCGGTCGTAACAGATGCACCGCTGTGTCAATGCCCATGATTTGATAAGCCTTCATTAGTAGTTCACCTTGAGAATGACAATGCCGGAGCCGCCGGAGCCGCCAGCAAAAACGGTATCTCCTGCGTCATGACCGCCACCTCCACCGCCACCGCCGGTATTGACGGTGCCTGCTGTTCCAGCCGCACCTAATCCACCTGCACCGCCGCCACCGGAACCGCCCGATCCTGCGTTAGTTGATGACCGCCAATTTGATCCGCCACCACCGCCGGCATAAGTCACTGATGAGCCACTAATGGACGAAACAGTACCATCGCCTCCGTTACCACCGTTCGTAGAGGTTCCATCTGCGCCTACGGCAGACGCGCCACCGCCACCACCTGCGCCGTAATTCGGAGTTGTAGCAGATGCGCTTCCTCCATTATTACCTTGAGATGGCGAAGTATTTGGCGTATTTCCTGCCGCACCCGGTACAGCCCCCGGAATACCAGCCCCTGCTCCACCGCCGCCAGAGCCGCCCGTTTGAGCCGCCGTTAATGTCCCTGCTCCACCTCCACCACCGGTTGAGGTAATGGTGCTAAATACTGAATTAGAGCCGGACGTTCCACCGTTACTTCCAACAGTTACCCCAGGCCCACCGGCTCCGCCGGCTCCAACCGTAATCGTATAATCAGTCCCAGCCGTAACGGATAACCCCGTTCCAGTGCGGAACCCACCGGCCCCGCCACCGCCAGCAGAATCTCCACCACCCCCGCCGCCACCAGCCACGACAAGGTAGTCCACACTCACCGCACCCGTTGGTGCAGTCCAAGATTGCGTGGACTTGAAGGTGAAGACAGATGTTGTTGGGACTTGGTATTTCAGAATGACGATGCCAGAGCCGCCGGAGCCACCCGTTTTGTCTGTAAACGTCGGTGCTGCTGACTGACCGCCGCCCCCACCACCTCCACCAGTATTTGCGGTGCCAGCCGTTCCGTCAGCAATTGGCTGACCCGCTCCCCCGCCACCAGCGCCTCCGTTGCCGCCGGTTCCACCACCTTGTCCAGCGCCGCCGCCGCCGCCTGCATAGGTCGCAGACGAACCAGAAATGCTAGATGCGGTGCCATCGCCACCGTTACCGCCCGCTGTAGATGTGCCGGCAGACCCAACGGCAGCAGCCCCGCCGCCGCCACCGGCCCCATAATTGGGCGGATCTGCGTTCCCTGTCCCTCCATTACTTCCTTGAGATGGAGAAACAACTGGTGTATTGCCGCTACCACCGGGGGCAGGAGTAAAGGTTGCAGAAGGCACATCATAAGTATATGCGCCGCCACCGCCAGAGCCGCCATTTGCACCTGTTGAATTTGGGGCCGTGTTACCTGATCCACCACCACCACCGCCATTAGAAGTAATAGTAGAAAATACAGAATTTCCACCGCTGACACCTCGGGTGTCTCTTGATGATCCGGCCCCACCAGCGCCAACAGTAATTGTGTAGTCAGTCCCACCGGTAACCGAAAGTCCAGTTCCTGTGCGGAATCCCCCTGCGCCGCCACCGCCACCAGATACACCCCCACCCCCACCCCCACCGGAAACAACGAGGTACTCCACCTCGGTCACATCCGCAGGAGCCGTCCAAGTACCTGTGGCGAGGAAGGTTTGGATAATCGTGACGTTTCCACCGCCTGCGGCTGCTCTACCGAGCAAAAGCATCATAATTCCAGACATGGTTTAACTCACGTTGCCGGTGATAACGCAGTTGTCACTGTCTAAAAACAACACGGTTGCCACCCCGCGAGTAGCTAATGTCACGCTTGCCTTATCCGTATCAGTGCCAGCAATGTAGGCGATGCTGATACTGCATTCCACCGTGATGTCGCCGGTTGTTGCATTGTACAGCGACACGACATCACCCGCTGACATGACCGCATTCGGTATCACGATAGAGCCGCTGGTGCCTATTCCAATAAACCGCCCATTGTCACCCGCTGATAGCGAATATGCGGTGGTTTTGTTAGACCCTGATTGCGGAACGTTTCGGTAACCTACCGGATTCGTGCCATCAACTGTTAGTGCCGCCAAACTGCCCGTGGAACTGTTTGTGCCGCCATTAGCCACGGGCAAAACGCCTGTAACGCCTGACGTTAAATTGACTGTACCCAAGGTTTGTTTGAGCGAGCCGTTGGTGTCAAACGTGCCATCCGTCGTCCAGGTATCACCGATATTCAACGTCACCACCGCGATGGTTCGCAGGGTGCTGTTGTTGTTGTAAGAGATCGTCAGCGTAACGGCTGCCGTATCTTTGTTTTCAATGGTAATCGTCTTGATGGTGCGGCGTGTTGCCGCCGCAGGAGCGGCTACTAGCGTCACGGCACTAGTGCCATTTAGTGCGCCATCGCTTGCCCCTTCCGTAAAGACGGAGCCGGTGTTATCTGCCCACGCCGCCGTAAAATCGGGGTTGGTGGTTGCCGCCGCCCCCGACATGGCGACTTCAATAGATTTGGTTGTTGCGTCAAGAATTAAAAGTGCCATGTCATATCCTCACGAAATAAACCATGCAAAAGCCTCACCACCACCGCCGCCGCCGCCGCCTGATTGCACGACCCACGACAAAGTGCCTGATCCGTTCGTTTGAAGAACGTACCCACTTGATCCATCTGCCGCAGGCCAAGTATAGGTAACTGATCCTGCTGCGGCTGCGGCTTGGAAACCGACATAACCAGAAGAACTGCCTAGAAACCGTGCGACTGCGACGTTGATAGAAGATACCGAGGCTTGTGTTGCCGCAAGTGTCGTTGCGGTGGCTGTTGTCAACAACGCCACACCCGCATTGATGGACGCCACCGAAGCGCCCGTCGCCGTTAGGTTTGTAACAACTGCCGTATCCGCATTTGCCGAGGTAATGCTGGCCCCTGTGGCGGTCAGCGTTGTAACGGCTGCCACGCCGACATTGGCAGACGTCACACTTGCGCCCGTAGCGATCAAGTCGGTCACTACGGCTGTGCCAAGGTTTGCAGAGGCTACCGAGGCACCAGTTGATGTTAGATTGGTCACCGTGCCGGTGGTAATCAATGCCACCGCTGCGTTAGCTGAAGCGATTGAAGCGCCGGTAGCCTGTAGGTCATTAACAACCGCTACCCCAACGTTTGCCGAGGCGATAGAAACGCCCGTTAACGTCAGCGCTGAAATCACCGCCGTCCCAAGGTTAGCCGAGGCAATACTTGCGCCGGTTGCGGTTAATGCCGTAATGGCCGCCACCCCAACATTGGCCGAGGCCGCTGACACGCCTGTCGCTTGCAAGTTGTTTACATTGGCTGACGCAATTGACGCGCCAGTAACCTGTAAGTTGCCCGCATTGGCTGACGCTATGCTTGCGCTAGTTGCCGTCAAATCCGTCGCAGTAGCCGTGGTTAACAAAGCGACCGCAACATTTGCTGAAGCAACTGACGCGCTAGTAGCCGTTAAATTGGTTACCGAGCCGGTCGTAATAACGGCTGTACCCACGTTAGCAGATGTTGCGGATGCGTTTGCTGCCTGCAACGTCGTGATATTGGCAACACCAAAGTTTGCCGAGGCAACCGAAACGTTTGACAAGATTAAATTGCCAACGTTAGCCGACGCAATGGATGCTCCTGTTGCCGTTAAATTAGTCACGGTTGCGGTTGTTAGCAACGCAACACCTGCATTCATGGAAGCCGCAGAAGCTCCCGTTACGGTCAAGCCGACGATGTTGGCTGACGTAATTGACGCATTCGTGTTTGTTAAATTGGTAACTACCGCCGTTGCAACGTTGGCAGAGCTGACTGATGCTCCTGTTGCCGTTAGCGCACCCACAACGGCTACAGAGGCGTTCATTGATGGCGAGGATACTTCCGCAAGATTTGACTTGCCGGTAACCGTTAACGTGCCATTAATCGTTGTATCGCCGAATGAGTTGGCGGCGTTAATCATTTGGAATCGAGTGCCGTCGTAGATCACGACAACCATTTCGCCCGAATTGATGTCTCCTGCCGCTAATGCTGTCGCGCCATCACGGGTAATGCTTTTTGCACCTAACGAATTGATGTTGAGGGTGACTGCCCCCGTGTTTGCCCCTGCCGCAATGAAATAAAACAATTGACCTGCATCGTAGGCAGTCAATGTGGGCGACATCACGCCTGTGATCGTGTCAATTCCGCTGATTGATCCAATTAGTTTTGCTGCGGTCGTTTGTACTTGCCCTAACGTTGCCGCATCTGATGCCAACGTACCGCTTGCCAAGCTGGTAATTTTGTTGTTGCCCATCGGAATGTTGGCGGTCGGCGTAGATTGGCCATCTTTTGTGATGCAATTCGTTAAACCCGAGGCCAAATCCGTTGTCAAAGCGTTGAAAACCGTCGCGGATATGACGGTGTTAGCAACGACAGGTTGGCCTGTCGTGTTAATCAAAAACGTGCCGTTGCCGTTAAAACTCATCTGTGCTTACTCCTGTGCCGTAAACGCGCCTGCGCGCCCCGCTAATTGACCCGCTAACGCCTGCTGACGCCGCCGCCGCTCCATGTAAGCGCGTACATCGCGTAATTCTTGCTGCGCGGGTTCATCGGACAATAACAACATCTGCGCTAATCGATTGCGCGTAGGCTCTGGCATCGATAGTTGCGAGAACTTACGCGCCGCTCTTGTTGCGAGTGGAACTCCACCGCCCTGCGCAGCCTGCGCTAGATCAATCGCGTCCATAAACTGCGACTGATCCTCTGCGCCTGCTAATCTTTGCGCTGTTTGCGATCCTCGGCCCAAACGCTCCACTTCTTTCAGCTGTTCTTGCTGCAAAATGGTTTTTTGGAATTGCCGGAAATTGTTACCGAATATCGTACGCAATCGGCCTTGCAATGCAGGCTCTTTGTAAAGATTTAACAATCGGGTTTGACCTGCTTGACCGCCCGCTAAATCGCGGATCGCTTGGGCTGCGCCTAATCGAAATGCCTCAAGCTCCGCAGCGTCAAGACTGCCGACAATTTCATCTAATTGTTCCACATCCTCGCGCATTGCTTGACGCCCTCGCGTCATCGCGGTTTCTAACTGCGCTTGCGATTGAAATGCCTCTCGGGCTTGACGATAAATGCTTTGCCCTGCGTCATCTTTTGGCGATAACGCATCTAGCTTTTCAGTAAATTCGCGGCGCAAATTACTATAGTTGCGGCTTAAATTTGATGGTCGCCCAAATTCACCTTTTGCGCTGTCTTCAATGTCGTATAACGCGCGCTTTAAGTTATCAAGCACCGAGAACGGAATGCGGTCACCGACTTTTAAACTTCCAAGGTTCAATGATTCAGGCGTCCCGCCAACCAGTGCCAATTCTTCAGCTTTACCAAATGCTTTGCGCGAACGCTGAAGCAACGTTACCAATTCTGCATCAACGGGAACATCCACATTTTCTAGTTGCGCGTAAAACGGAGCCGCTTGCGCTTGTTTCTGACGCGCAAACTCTTGCAACGTTGCTCTAAACGGCAGTCCCTGCGCGCCTAACGCTTCTTCTGCGCCTGAAACAATAGCGGGGCCACGTTCTGCCGCAATTTCTCGCCCTTTGCGTCGAACTTGGGTCTGGGCAGTGCCAGGCAAAACCGCCAATAAATCTAACTCTCGTTGCGCTTCTTGCCCTGTGGCGGCTATCGGCGCATTGGGGCCAAGCTGACGCAATCGCGCTTGTGCAACATCAACCGGCTCACCAGCGCCCATGCGCCGTGCTTCGGCATCGCGGGCCAATAACTGCGCGAGGCGTTCCCGCGCTTCGTTAATTTGGATGGGTTCGTCAATGCCTGGCACTCGCGCACCAATCTGGCGACCGACCATGCCCAACCCTTTGCCACCAAGGCCGAATGCACCACCGTAGGCTGTACCTTCAGCCGTACCCATCGCAATGTCGCGCATCATGTCTATCGGCGCTTCGGCTTCGGTTTCACCTGCTGCCGTAATGGCGCTGGTTGCGGTAACGGGTTTTAAAAATTCCACCCCGCGTCGTAACGCTCCCATGCCTGCACGCGCACCGCCGCCTAACGTGAAAGGAGCGGTCAACAATGCGCCGCCAAATTGCGTTGCCATTGCCGCACCAGGCTCGTCTTTTTCGTACTGCTCTGTTGCGCCGCGCACGGCCTCTCTAGCGGGCATTGTGACCTGTTCTGGCCGCATCGTCGGCGCGGGTTGCCCTGCATATCCTGCACCGGCATACGCGCCCGCTGTGCCTGCTGTAGCGCCTAAAGCGGCAAGTTCGTCGGCAAACCCAAATGCGCCACCGCGCAGAGCTTGCAATGTCGCTTTGGTGCTAGTGGGAAGGCGCGCACCGGCCTCTCGCGCTTCTACGCGCTGCATATCCGGCGCTGGGCCTGTCTCTTGAGCCAACGCTTGCTTGTACGCTTCCGCGACTGTGGCGAATTCCTGACTGCCCGCCTTGTCTTGGTTAGCGACGATCCACTTTGCGTAATCTTGTGCGGTAGGCATAGTTTAAAACCCTGATCGACGCAGAATTTCGTTGGCTTGATCAAACACTGGGTTAGCGCCGCTTGGCGTTTTGCGGGTTGGACGTTCAAACGGTCGCTTACGCACGCCGTATGGCGCTTGCAGTTGGTAATACCAATCCAGATCGCCGCTATTAATGCGTTCGTTGACCGCATCTAAATTGTTTTCCAACACTTTAGCGCGCAGTTTAGTCATTTCCCTTAACGTTTCATTGTCTAACTGTCGCGTACCCGTCATCACGTTGAGCAAAAATTCTCGTTCTGCTTCAGTGTCCAATCCTCTTGAGCCAATGCCTAACGATTGGATGTAACTAAACACTTCAGAACCTAACAACGCATCCAACAATTGACTGTCAGATACTTGCGATGACGGCTGACCCGTAAACATGCTCTTAAGCCGTTCACCCATCAAACGAATATCTGCGCCAACACCTGTAATGGGCTGCCCCTGCTCAAGCAAATCTAGCGCCCGATAGGTTTTTTCTAACCCCTCTTGCGCTTTTTTCGCGTTGGTTAATTGTGTTTGCGTGGCTGCAACGTTTTCCTTCAACAATTGCGCTTGCATTTCTTGCTGCGCTCTTGGTGACAAATTGGCAAAGCCCGTTGTTGGTGGAGGCTGCGGTGTGGGTTGCCCAAAAGTCTGCGGGCCTACCATAAAGTTTGGCATTCCTGTGGTTGGAAACGGTTGACCCGTGTCAAAGGTAAATCGGCCTACGTCAAGCCCCAATTGAATTCTTTGCTGCTGCGTTAATTCTGCGTATTCACGCGGCTTCAATAGCGTGTAATTAGGCGTGCCTCCCTTCACGCTTGCATCAAACTGCTCCAAACTTTCAGACGTAAATTTAGAGGGATCAATTGAGCCATAAGGCGATTTATCCTTTTCCGGCTCTTTTAGCATCATCGCCAACCGCTCGGCCATAATCGGTCGATCTTTCAGCGCATCCGCCCCGAGCTTGGTGGACGCCATCGCCAATGCCTCTTGTGGCGAACGCACATACTGCGATTGCCGCGTGACTTCGCCGAGTTCCGTCTGCTCGGGAATGGGTGCTGGGGGTTTGCTAGGATCGTAACCTTTGTAAACGTAACCGCCTTCCATGCGGCCTAACATGCGCTGCGCGTAATCCTCTTTCATGCCCTCTGCGGCTTCCTCGGCCTCGCGTGCTTTTCTGCCTGCACGGCCCGTCATGTAGCCCTGTAACGCCTTTACAAGCGGTGCAGCGCGAGGGATGGGGGCAACAACACCCTCCTGCGGCTCATACTGCTGCTGCGCGAGGGCTTCCGCTAATGCCGCGCGACGACGCGCTTCCTCAAGCTGCCGTTCGTACTCGCTCGGTGCGCGGAACGTGCTGACGTAACGAACAGGGTCATTCCTGGCCATAGTCAAAATCTCCTCGATAGCCGCCTCCCTGCGGCGTTGTCATGCCAGCCGGTGACGGCATACGCGGTCGCATTGGTGGGCCACCTACCTGCGGTGACATTTGCGGCATTCCCATCTGCGGGCGGTTCATACCCATCTGTGGGCGGTTAACGCCTAGCCCCGGCTGCATCGTTGTCATCGGGCCATTAAAATTCATTGCCTGTGGCGGCATGCCAGAGGCGGCGTTTGGCGTGGCTTGGCCGTAGCCTAACCCCGGCATTTGCCGCATTCCCATGTCGCGTTGTCCTGCCGGTGCCGTCAACATTTGGTTTCGCTCTTGGGCGGCTAGCATTTGCGCTAACTGTTGCGGTCGGCGGTCTGGTGTAAATCCGTTCATCAGTTAGCTCCTAAAGTAATCCGTAATTGACCATCTTGTAGCCGCTTGAGTGTGTCGCCACGGCTTCTGGCATCACCGTTTCTACTTCGTCGGCCATCACGCCACGTTGCCGTTCGCCAAAGATGTCGTATTCGTAGATGCCTATGCCGAGCGGATGCGTGCCAACGCGCACGACGTTAGATTTCAAGCGGCGATCTGAAAATAATCCCGCGATGCTGCCTGCCCCGCCAATAGCCGTACCGGCTGCGCCCGCTAGGCTCCCCAACATGCCCATGCCCGCGTTGTATGCGCCGACTTGGTTGGCATAGTTCTGTTGTGCAAAGTTGCCCGCAGCCTGACCTGCTTGGAAAATCGGCGGTGGCGCTACGTTCACGCCGCTATAGCCTTGGAATTGCGGCACGCTGACCTGACCACCTGACAACAACGCGCTGATCTCATTGACGGGCATAGATCGTATGGCGGCTTGCTGTGCCAACGCTTGCTGGGCTGCCGTATTTTGGAATTGCGCTTGCGCCAACGCCTGATTATATTGCTGCTGTTGCAACGCATTCAGCGTGTTGAAGTAATCTAATTCCGTCTGCTGACGTTGCGCCAGTGCCGCATTTTGCGCGGCCTGAATGTCCATCTGCTGCCCAAAGCGCTGCTGCTGGGCGGCGTTCGCGGCAGCCTGATAAGCCAACTCCTGCTGATAGGCTTGTGCTTGCGATTGGTTGTAGAACTGCGCAAGTTCTTGCGATTCCCGAGATTGTTGCGCCTGTCGCGCCAAATTGGCTTGCTGCGCACCCACCATTTGCTGAAAGTTTTGCGCTGCCGCTGCGTTTTGCAATTCTTGTTGCGTAACGCCTTGCCCAAAAATCTGTTGCAACGCTTGGTTTTGCGCTTCAGTCTGCGCGAGCGATTGCTGATAGTTCTGTGCGATGGCTTGATTAGCCAGCTCCTGCGCCGACTGACCCATGCCAAACTGTTGCAACAACGCTTCGCGGTTAAACTGACCCGCCCCCAACGCTTGCTGATAGTTCTGCGCCATTGCAGCGTTCTGCGCTTGTTGCGACGCTAGGGCTTGCTCAAAGTTCTGCCCCATCGCCTGATTTTGCATCTGCTGCGCGGCTTGCGCCTGTGCAAAATTTTGTGCGATAGCTTGATTTGCGGCTTGTTGTGCTTGCTGTTGTGTACCAAATGAAGCCAACTGCGCCTCTTGGCCAAATTCACCCGCTTGCAGACGTTGCTGAAACGCCTGTTGCTGCGCTTGGTTCTGCGCGGCCTGCGTGGCAAGTGATGATTGCAAATCTTGTTGCGCGCCAAGGTTATAAAGCCCTGCCTGCTCCATGCCTGCACCAAAGCCCGACAAAGCGGCTTGATTGGCAAACATGGCGCGAGATTGTTGCTCGGCAAACTGCTGTTGACGCGCCGCTTGATCAAGGCTAATACCTTGCGCAGCAGCTTGCAGAATCAAATCGTTTTCCTTCTGCATTTGCGCTGACATGGCAGCGTTGTACGCCTCACCGCCCGGTCGCAAACCCTGATTGATTAACTGCGTTTGAAGTTGCTGACGCTCGGTGGCGATCTGTGGCGACAAACGCGACATAATCGCCTGCTGCGCTGTCATTCCTGCGTTAACTGGGCCTTGCGCGATACCTGAAACATCAATCTGCCCTTGTAATTGCGGGCCTTGCACAAACCGTTGGGCGTAGCCAAATTCACCCTGTTGCGGGCCGCCCGCTACGCCGCCAAGACCTGACAGATTAAGCCCTTGTAAATTTAAACCTTGCGGGCCTGCGCCAGCTAATCCGTACAAACCGCCGGATGGGCCGCCTTGCGCGGTGCCAAATGCTTGCCCGCTCGGTGCGCTTTGCGCGGCAAATTGACCCGCCTGCAATTGCCCCAAATCAGTCGGAGCGGCAGGGCCAGCGCCTGCACGACCGTAATACTCTGATCCAGGCGCCATAATTGCACCTTGAATCGGCACATCCGCCCTCGCCTGCTGGCCTTCGTTAACAGGCTGTGGTAACAAATCGGTGGGATACGCTGAAACAACTGAAAACGGTGCCGTTGGCGCGCCTTCAATTGCACCACCCGCGCCTTGTTGCAACGCTTGCGCCTGTCCCCAATTGGTGATGTTGGTGGGGCGAGAAACCGCATCGTATGGGCCGATTGCGCCATACACTAAATTAGGAATGTCTGTCGGACGAAACGCTGACGCAATACCGAGGTCACCTAATCCTGATGCCGCACCCGCTGCGGCTTTTGACATGTAAAACTGCGCGAGTTCTTGCTGCCGTAGCGCTGCCTCCGCATCAGGGTTGATGGTTTGTCTAACCGTTGGCTGCTCAATAAACGTTGTAAAATCTTCCTGTGATGGCTGCGCCCCTGCATATTGCGGGTTAGTCATCATGTTTTCGCGCCACTGCTGCATCGCCTTGTTGTAGGCGTCTGTGTCAATAGTCGGCGTCTTCGTCCAAGTCACTTCCTGCGACCCCGTGGGGCCGTAGATGTTGGGATTGGACATATAGGCCGATTGCTTGGCGGCTGCCAAGTTGGCCTCACCCTGTTTAACAGCTAGGGTGGCGTAATCAGGTGCTGGCGGCGGTGCCGGTGATTTTTTGCCCATACCTTGGCTCCAAATATCGACACCGTTCGGGTGTCTGCGTCATCAAAACAATATCTCCAGAGTCATGCGCGGCATCCTTTATCCGCGCTTCCTCGGAAAAGCCCATTTTGCTGACCAATTTAAGCGCTCGGGTATGATTGCTACTGATTGGCCCTATTATCTTATCAACTCCTGCGACGTTGTACGCATAATCGTATATCGCCGCAATATAGGTGGGCGTTACGCGGTGCCACGCAATGTGACACACCAATGACCGCCCGTTCCAATTCTCAAATACCGTCCCTGCGACCAATTCGCCGTCGCGTTCTAATCCAATGGCGACCGATCTTTCAGGCCAAAACGCCCCGTTGGTATGGTCAACCACCCAGAAGCCCACTTCAGGGCCGTTTACGATGCGCCAGCCCATCCTAATTGGTACACCACGTCAGTGGATGCCCACTCCAATGTCACGTTTTTGCTACTACTGTTGAAAACAAGACCGCCGCAATAGCCAATACCTTGGATGCCGACAAAGTTGTTGGTAATGATGATGTCAGCACCCCACACTGACTGATTCCACAAGCCAACGTCCCACAACCCGTACTGCGTTGCGACAAATGACAAGGCACCCAAATCCGCGTCGGTCTGAAAATCAACGTTCATGCCAATATCAATGGTCGGCTGGCCGTTGCTGTAGATTGTGGGTCGTGCGCGGGTAAAGTATTTTATTACTCCACGCGTCTCAAAGTAGTTAAAAGCCTGCAAGGCGCGAGTGGAAATCGCTAGATTGTCGTCGTTAAAGCCTGTAGCGCCTGATCCTGTCGTCCAAGCCTCTGCAACATAGCCATCACCGCCGAAATACGGTTGATCGTTTAACAACGCAAAACAATTAGCCGCCCAACCCGTGAATCGGCACCACGCTTTTGTAATGTTATTCATCACAAATTGCTGTTGATTGCCGACTGACACGGGAACGTTAACAATCAAGGCGTTATTGAGCGGGTTGTACAATAACCCCCATCCAAAGTTTGTTTTGTATTGTCGAGCCGCCTCTGCAAACGCTCCTTGGATTTTGTCAGACAGCGCTACTTGTGGGTCTAATCTTGATGATTGCAAGGCAGACGCAAATGGCACCAAACCATCTAGGGTCAAGATCAGCAAATCACCGCCGTACTTTTGAACGCACCGCCGAGAAATAGGCGAACCGACTACCCAAACGCCAATCAACGCCCATGTGGATGCGTTAGAAGGATCAGTGCCGCGATAAACAATGACTTCGCCTTGATCCGTAATAAATACCAAGTTGTCATCAACCCCGTAGCCTGCGTCAATCGTCCACGACGCCATTGCGACCAAGCTGCCGCCTAGATGGGCGACTGATGACAAATCTAACGTGTTGGCGGCCCCACCTACGGATGCGGTCGGCAAATACCACGCCTTCAAGGTATCTTTTTGAATAAACCACATCCTGTTTTTAAACAGGGTTGGTTGAATTAGCGTAGTTGTGGTAACGCCAGTAATTGCGGGTGAAGATACGCCATCAATGGCTGTCCAAGTGCTGCCGTCATACAGCAAGGGTTTATCAACGCCATTGGCGGCATACAAATACCCACCGCCTGCGGTCGTGATGTTGGTGTATTCCCATCGGCTATTGCTTAAGCTGCTAACTTCTGCTGCTCCAACAGCACCCGCTGTGGTGACATCAAAAATTTCACCGCTCGCCACGGCAAACATTTCATCTGTTGCCCCAGCGTTGTACACCAACAAACTCTCAACCTGACCCGTGATGCCTGTGGCATGTTTGGTAAAGCCACCCCGCAACGAAACGCTTGATACGCCGGGAAATAAATTATCTAGCGTTACCGCATCCGTTGGTGCCATGTTGGCCAATGAATCGCGCGCGTTCCAACCGCCCACAGGGGCAGGCAACGACGCTACATTGTTCGTCGTGCGCTGAATCAACCGCCTGCGAACAGGTGATGCCATTAGGTGCTACCCGTTCCATAACCGCTGTCAGGGATATTGTCGTAGCCGATCAACACGGTGCCAGGTCGCGGTGCAAACGACAGGTTAGCCGCAGCGGTGTCTTGCGCGACTGCCGTTTCAAACTCCATCAAGTAATCGCGGTACAGGGCAGTCGTGTCAAAACCCTTGGCCTCAAAATACTTGAGCTTGGTTCCCAACACCATCAATCGGTCAGGATAGATGCAAGTATCATCGTCTGACGTAAAACTGTTTTTCGGCGTACCGTCTGCCGCTTCTACCCACGCCTTGCTGCGATATTCAAACCCAAGCAATTCGCCCGCATTCGTACCTGGCCAAATCTGGAAGTATTTACCGAGCAAACGCCAGCGAATACGCGGCCCCGTGCTGATGTAGCCTGATAGCAACCATTGCCACTGCTGCGGGGATTCGGGGCCGAGCATTTCCCAGCGCTTGCTCTTGTCCCAATGCGTGCGGTTGACCGTGCTGACGTAATCCGTTGGCAAGTCATATTTCACCTTTTGGAAAATGACTTGACCACTCACCACCGTTTCTGTCGGCGCATAGTTCAGCGTAACGCTTGTTGGCCCTACGGATGTGATGTACGTTGCGTTAGGTATTCCAACGCCTTGCACCTGATAGTTGGTAGACAGGCTTGACGTATCAGCAAGACCCGTAATGGTCGCCACGCCATCCACCCATGAGCCTGTGGCGGTTGACGCTTCGGTATAGAACGTGTGTTGGCGTGTCAGTTCTCGCCAATCGGCACGACGGAGCAACTCATACCCGCACGCATTCATTAACGCTAGAAGCTGCACGACATCTTGACTGTTGTTGCCTGCGACCGTGGATGGGGTGGGGATACCGAGTTCTTGCGTACACTCGGTAATCAGTTCAACCATCGTGCTGCCCATGCTATGCCTCCATTACAGGCTCTTTAGGCGGCCTGCCACGCTTCTTGGATTCCGTCGCCATCATCGCCTGCATCTGCGCTTGCAATTCTGCCAGTTGTCGCTTGGTATCTTCTAGCTCTGCGTTACTTTCCACGCGGTTTTTGCGATTCAAGTATTGGCGTGCGCGTTCGCGTAAGCCCACGCCGCCCATGCCGACACGCTGCAACTGCGAGTCAGACGCAAGCGCCAATTGTTCCACCGTCAAAAACTTAAGGATGGTTAACTCTGCGATCTGATCGCGGTTGATGTCATCCGGCGCATCCGTCAACCATTGTGATAGCGGGGTGCCAATCTCTTGTGCAGCGCCTTCGCTTTGCTGCATCTGAAAATAAAGCCACTGACGTGGAAATCGACCTTTGTGATCGTCTCGCACCGGCTGGTCAATCACGTTAGTCTTATCGCCCGGCGCTTGAATTCGCACATAAGGGTTGCCCTTGTTGGGGCCATCCTCGCGCAAGTAAAACTCAACGTGCAGTTGGGCGTCGGCGTTATTGATGTCGCTATCTAATGGCATTGTCCTACTCCTGTGGGGATTACAGGTTGTTGACCTGTGTTACGGTACAAATGATTGAGGGAGTCGCCGGCCATACGCTTGTGGCGGTGGCCGCTAAAACTACAACGTTAGGGTCATCTGCCGCCCACATTAATTCTACATAATGCGTGGGTTCTAGCTGGATAACAAAATTCCATGCCGCAACTTGACGCGCCGCAGTGCCTTGTAGTGTCAATGTGGTGGTGGTGTTTGGCACGTTCGTGCCGTTTTTGCGTAGCCAGATATAAACATCGGCTGCGCCGCCTGACGCTTTATCTAACTGCGCTGAAAATTGCACGTTGTAGACGCCTTGGTTGTCTACCACTAACCGCGAAGAAGGCGAACCGATAGACACGCCGTTACTGCTGTCTGTCGTGTCAAATGTCATCGCGTATGCCGTATTGATACTTACAATGGTTTGTGTGGTGGTGTCTGAAAATGCGCCGTAGTGAAGAATTGGCACAGAGCGGCCAAACGCCTGCAGTTCTTCCCACAACGTATTGGTCACGGCATAAAACATGGCCGAGCAAGTACTGTTTATGGTTCCAAAACCCGCCGTATTAATTGTGCTGTTTGTATCATACGGGTAAACCGTCAGTGGATTTGCGCCACCATTTCGCACAATGATGGTTTCGCCCGCTTCCGTTGGCGGCAATTTGACGCCAGCGCCTACGCCGGTCGTTGTGACATTGTTATAAACATAACTAATTTGCGTGGCATCGCCTGCTGACGTGCCAGCGGCGGTCACACTTGCGTTACCATCGCCGCATATTGCGATGGTGGACAGGCTGTTAACGCCTGATCCTAATACGCGAGAAGGAATGGCCATTATGCTGCCTGCGCCCGCTCACCACGAACGCGCATAATTTCAGCAATCAACCCTGGGCCTTTAACGTCTACCGTTATATCGCCCATCACGTCAAATAACTTTTGGAATTCGTTAGCCTGTTGGGCCATCGCCATATTACAGTTGAACTTTTTGCCGCTTGGGCCACCTACCCAAATGTCAATGGCAGGGCCGGTATGCTCGCCCGTGAAACGTTTTAATCCATCCGCTCGATTGCAACTGTCATAGCCATACATCACAAAGTTGCGAAAGCCGAGCAAATAGCCAATGTTGATAGCGCGCAGTCCCGAGGTCGTCCCACCGCCCACAGCAAGTTTGCCAGGCCCAACGGCTTGCATTTCAGGGCCATCTGCCCATGAATGCCACAACCAAACATTTTTACCCTTTAAATAGTCAAACGTCACCGCAGGGCAACGCGATGCCACCATGTACACCGTGCGTGCATTGGCTTTTTGAATGCCGCTAGTGCGATCACGCGGGTCAAGGTTGACCCACATATCCGGCTCAACGCCGTTATCACATAAAAAATCGTGCGCTGCTTTGATTGCCACAATCGGCAAACCTGCGCGACGGTGCGCCTTGATGTCATCAATAAAGTCAGGCATTGACCACCCGCTTGCCACTAGCACCATCGTGCCGTTGTGCTTAATCGGAACGGGCGTTAATTCTGGTAGACCACGGGCAAGCGCCGAGCGGATGTTGGTGCATAACTCCTCATCCGTTCCCGCCGCCTGCACCGTGATCTCCAGAGGGTGCATCGTTAAGACCCGACAACGCCCGTGGCGATGTGCGGATAGCCCGCAATGCAGGTGACCGCAGAGGCCGAAGCCGCCGAGGTCGTGGCCACAAGGCCCGCCACCAAACCGCCGCTTACGGTCGCGTCATCCAAGACGCCGCCCGTTGCGGTGGTAAACAGCGGTACCGACGGCTCGCAGGCCGTGGCAACGCTGACACGCGGTTTGCCGCCCAACTGCACCCAGCCGTAATAGCCCGAGGCAATGGACACTTGAGCAAAGCCAACTGCTTTGCTCGCCGCTGCGTTGGTGGTGGTCAACGGCACAACCGTATCGTTTACGAGAACGGAAACCGCCGCGTAAGCCGCTACAGCCGAAGCCGCCTGTACATACACCGCCTGACCGCCATCGTCCAAGTTCACGGTCGTGCCGAGATTAAACTGTGCGGTGTCGTCGGTGAAGCCGAGTGCCACGCCAATGACGTTAGATGTTGAAATTGCCATTTTCGTGTACTCCGTTAAGCAATCAAAACGCCCTGGAACTGACTACCCGAGCAGGTCAAGTTGCCTGCCCAGCCAATCAATTTCACGATGGCGTCTTGGTTGACCGCCTGCCGCTCGCCGCCAATCGGCACAAAGTTACGATCTTTGTGTGGACGGAAATGCAGGTACTTGGTGTTGAGGAACCACATGTGGTTGGCGTTGCCTGACCCGCTGTTGTAGGTCGAGGAACCGATACCACCGTCCAACACCACGTCGGAGGCCATACCGGCACCGTAGTACTTCAGCGAGGCAAAGCCCGCGCCTGCGAGGCCCGAACCACTCTCGGTGATACGCTGAATCGCCTGAAGCGATTGCAGGTAAAAACGATAGTAGTTGTTGTCAGCCACGATTAGGTCAGGCTTGTCGGTGCCACGCACCAACTGCACTGCCAAGGCATCCATGTAGCCCTGAATGGTCGTGTTTGACACAGCACCCGCACCACCGCCATCAGCGGCAGCCGAGAACTTCTTGCTCTGCCAGAACGTCCACACAGCGCGATTGATGCCGCCGTAGGTTCCCGTAGTCGGGTCATCCGGCACTGCCGCAGCAAGACCCGTAAGGTTCTTACCCGCATTGCCCGTGCCGTCGCCGTACAGGTCACCGCTGATGCGGTTCGCTAACTGCGCTTCAGCCACCGACATACGACCATCAAGCAGGTCAATAATGGCCTCCTTGCCCGAGTTCTGGATCATCTCCAGACCCGAAATGGTCACCGCACTGGCGTACTGCGTAATGCTGAACTGGGCAGCCGAAATGGGGCTGTTCTGTCCCACGTTCAACACCTCGTAGCCGCTGTACGAGTTGGTGTTGTTGGTTGAGTCATCGTTGTACATGATTTCTTGCAAAATCACGTTACCGCCCGAAAACGTTTTCACGTTCCCGCGCTCCTTCAAGCGACGAAGCAACGCATTGTTGTTCGTCACGTTATCAGCAAGCTCACCGCTACGGCTCTGGATCGTAGTAGCGATGATGTCGCTGATACTAGAGTTGGCCCATGCCATGTTTTTACTCCTTGATCAGTTAATTAAAAACGCTCCTCGATTTCGGCAAATGCCTCTTCGAGTAACGCACGACGGTCGCCGCTCTTGGGAGCCGTGTTTACGCCGGGTGTGGCGCTTCTGACACTCACCGCTGCTGCGCGTGCAGTTTTGGCTGCACGGTTTTGCTCTTTCGCCTGTTTGCTCGCCGCTTCAGCCTGTTGGGCTTTTTGCACCGACTCAAACAAGTTGAGATCGAGTCTGATGGCCTTGTCATACGCTTCGTCCAGCGTCTGCGCGATTCCGCTCTGTAGAAGCTGGATCATCGCAGGGCGGGCTTCTTCAAAATGCTCGGCCTTCAAACTAAATTGGTTAATCTCGTTTAGCAGGGTCTGATTTTCTACCATTTCCTGCTGCTGTTTCCAGCCCATGACTTCGCCACGGACTTTATTCAATTCGTTCTGTAATTGCCATACAAGCGGATCAACGCCCTGTTGTGGCGCTGCGCCTTGCGGAGCGGGCTGCTCCTGCATCGCACCCAAGTTAATGCCATACGACTGCGCTAGCTGCATAAAGTATTGCGCTTTTGCTTGCGGATCGCTGTTGCGGAGCTTGTGGTCGGCCTCCATCAGCGCCGCCACGGCTTTATCTGGCGTTAACCCTAACCCTTGGATGGTCGTCATGTAAGGCTCTATGGCCTCTTGCATCGCATCCGCAAATTGCGCCTTTGACATGACCGATTCGACGCCCTCGCGCATCTGTTGCTCGCGCTGCCAGGCGTACTCTTGCATCTTTGGGTCAGCCTTTGCCCAAACTTCGTGATAATCCTTTTTCCACGACGCAGGAGGCCGACGCCATACAGGCGGCTCGGCTTCGGGTTCGGCCTCGGGTGCTTCTTCTTTCGCCGCTTTTGGCGCAAAGCGACCCTTTTCATCGCGTCCAATGTTCTCAATCGGCTCACCGCGCTCGGCGGCCTCTAATCCCGCCTCCAACATCTCTCGGCGGTCAATGACTTCAGCCTGTGGGGCGTCGTCTCGTTCTTGCTGCTCGTCCACGTTACCGGCTCCTGTGGGGATGGGTGAAATTGGCGTGCTGGCGCAACTCGCGGATGAGGCGGTCGGCCTGATCGTTGGTCATTCGGGTGTTGACCATGTGTTTAATGCGTTCTAGCCGCGTGTTCTTTTCAGGCTCGCGGCGAATGTGCTTGCTGGGATCGTCGTTGCCCACTTCCTCGCAGCCGTTTGCCTTTAAATGCCTGCGGTGCTGCGAGCGTGACGTAATCATCGACCCATCAATCATGCTCTTGTAGGGCGTGATATCGCCTTGAACGTAGTGATAGCGACCCTTCGCATCCTTGCGCCGTTCCACTAACTCGCCGTCCATGTAGACGTAGGTGCGTTTCATTGGGATAGCGGTGGCTCGGGTAGGGTTTTACCCATCTGCGCGATGATGAGCTTGGTTTGTGCGTCCAAATCCGCTTTGTATTTGGCGGCGGCTTGATTGGCCTGTATTTCGGCAGCCTTCAGCCGTGCCTCGAAGTCTAGCTTTTGCTGCTCCATCGCCAATTTGGCTTGGTTACGCATCTGCTCCATCTGCATCTGATGCTGCATCTCGGCTTGCTTAAGTGCCGATTGCATCTGCATCTTACTTTGCTCCATCTGACCCTTGGCCTGCATCTCGGCTTGCTTGCCCTGCTCCTCGCCATCTGGCCCACGTTGCGCGGCAGCCTGCGCGAGTTGTTGCAGCGTGGCATCCAGCTGCCCTTCAATGGGTCGGGCCGCCTTAAACGCCTGCATACCAAAGCGCAGTAGTTCCATCATCATCGGCACCATCTCGGGTGACGCCTGACCGACCGGCAATGCTTGCGCCAAGAAGCCCCCGAACGCTTGCAGGAACTGCAACCGATCCTGCTTCATCTGGTTCTCATCCAGCAGCACCAAACTGTCAGCGGCAATGTCTACGCGGAAATTGCGTAGTGGCTTGTCTTTCAGCAACTCTAGCGCCTGCGGAATCAACTGCTGGTCAGCGGGCGTCATCTGTTGCGCGGCGGCATACGCCAAGATCGTCTCGGGCTGAAAGTGCATGCACATCACTTGCGCTTTCAGCCGAATTAACTCTGATGCGAATAGCGCCACATCTTCTTGCAGCGACCGCAACCTTAATCCTGCGTATTGCCCTTTGATTTGCTGCGCCGTCGCGGTTTCCGACGCCGCTGTCGTGCCTCGGATGAT